CGAAGCAATCGAACACGATCTAATGAGGGAGCAACATAAGAGTATGCCTATCAATATTGACAGGCAGTCTCGTGTAACCTTCGGTGGTACAAAGAAAACTTAGTTTTCTCGGGATAACAACTAATTCCCTATCACTGAATTTTTTAAACCGTTCATAGGTCAAACTATGAACAAAGGAGAACAATATGGCTAACGCTTCGACAACTGGTTTTGGCTTTGTCCCTGTGATGAATCTCGGTAATACACCGGCTACATCTGGGGAATCAAAGTACAAAATAAAAACCGGCTTAGGTATAGCGATTGTACAAAATGACCCAATTTCTCTTCAGAATTCTTCTGGAGATGAAGGGTACGTACAAGACGCATCTCCTGCTACTTGTGACGACGGCTCAGTGGGAGGCGCATCTTACGATATTGATGCTTCCCCGGTCGCATCACCAGCCCTAATTGGAGTTTTTAATGGCGCATTTTATATTGCGAACACTACAAACAAACCAACTTGGGCAAACAATGTAGCAGCGAGTACTACTTTTGCTGCGAATCCAAATACGGATGCTAACAGTACCGATGGTTTTGCTTTTGTTAACGACAACCCTTTCCAAGAATATATGGTGAAAGCGGATGCAGCGGTAACAATTGCATACACAAGCTATAGAATGAACTGTAACAACAACACACTTTCCGATGCTAAATCGGGACAATCTGTGGTAACTTTAGATGTTCAAACGTCAGATAATGACGGGCGAACGTGGAGATTGCTTAGATCAGCTGAAGACCCTGAAAACAACGATGTTTCAGCGGTTGGATGTAATGTGATTGTTGTAGGCTCAGCTCGTGCAAACTTGTTCACTTTAAGTAACAAATAATAGGAGTATTTAAACTATGGCTATATCTCGATCACAGTTAGTGAAAGAACTAGAACCCGGTCTAAATGCATTATTTGGACTTGAGTACAAGCGTTATGAAAATCAGCATGCTGAAATTTATAACATCGAATCTTCTGACAGAGCTTTCGAAGAGGAAGTAATGTTATCAGGATTTGGAAATGCACAAGTGAAACCTGAAGGTCAAGGAATATCTTTTGACCAAGCACAGGAAACATTCACGGCTCGTTACACTCATGAAACTATGGCTCTCGCTTTCGCGATCACAGAAGAAGCTATCGAAGATAATCTCTACGATAGACTCGCTTCTCGTTATACGAAAGCTTTGGCTCGTTCCATGGCGAACGCTAAACAGGTGAAAGCTGTCAACCCTCTAATCAACGGTCTACCAACGACTGATGGTTATGATTCAGGTGACGGTGTTTCATTATTTAGTACTTCGCATCCAACGTTGAATGGTGTTTTCTCGAATACATTAGACACACAAGCTGACTTAAATGAAACGTCGCTAGAACAATCTTTGATTGATATCGGAGAGATGACTGACGAACGTGGACTTTTAATCGCGGCTAAAGGTGTCAAAATGATTATTCCACCAGAAAACCAATTCAATGCAGAGAGATTAACAAAATCTCAAGGTAGAACTGGAACAGCTGATAATGACATCAATGCAATCAACTCAATGGGTATGATTCCTCAAGGATATCGAGTGAATAATTACCTAACTGACAATGATTCTTGGTATCTTATCACTGACGTTCCTAACGGCATGAAAATGTTCGTTAGAGCGCCCCTGAATACCGCAATGGAAGGTGACTTCGACACTGGAAATGTTAGATATAAAGCTAGAGAAAGATACTCATTTGGAGTATCCGATCCTAGAGGTATATTTGGCGTAGAAGGTACGTAATAAAATCAGAGATGAGGCGGCCATAAAGCCGCCTCATTTCAACTATAAAGTAATAAACTACTATGAAAAACTTCCGAATACAGATCCGTGCTTATGGCTATTACGGTGATTTTAATGTTATGGCCGAAGATACTAAAGAAGGTATTGAAAAAGCAATCCTTGACAAACTAGGACAAAATGAGGTAAAACTGGAGAAAGATGGATTCTCAGGAAAACATCTTAAATGGATAACTTATGAGGAGGTTATCAATGACTCAAGACCTATACATTACGAAGAAGTCCTTGGAGTTAGAATGGCAACAGGAGCACCTGAAGGAAGGTAAATATACTTTGAATATGGGATATATTGACAAAAAAATTCAGGAGATCGTTACCAAGATTATTGCCAAAGAGTTTGAAGCCGATACTATTCAAATTAAAGTAAACGATTCCAAGCCCGAAGTTTCGATAGCCACTTAAGCGTTATCAAAAATCATACAAATTCACGGGGATACCTTGCACTATACGCAAATCTGCGCTATAGATTAATTACTATACAATTATTAATTTGATGTAGACGAGTATAGTCGACGGCCTAAAGACTGCATCTTATAAATTAGGAGGATTATAATCATGGCAACAACAACGTTTAATGGACCAGTCCGTTCAGAAAAAGGTTTTCAAGTAGCAACTAAAACCGCTGGCACTGGCGCCATTTCAACTAGATATAGTTCGCAACTTCCAGATATGACTGGCTTGTCTACATCAGATGTAGCAACAGGAACTTCAATCACACTGGCGGTTGATACTATATCTTTTGTAAATTACACAGGATTAGCAGCATGCACAGCTACTTTACCATCAGCAGCGGCAGGGTCAGTTGTAGTTTATGTTCAATCTAAAGATACAGAAGGTGGAACAGCAAAACTTATCTTTGATTGTGCGGGTTCAGATGTTATCAAAACAGGTTCAATAATTGAAAGTCGAAGTGGCTCAGAAGTTGCTTTTGATACTTCAATAGCTAATGAAACTATATTACAGTATACACCTGCAGACGTAGCAACAAACCTTTTCACTACAAGTAGCAAAATTTATTTTGTATGTTATGAAAAAGGAACTTGGGTCATTTCTTATGAAATGGCTAGTGATGCGTTAGCAGTGACTGGTGCATTTGCTTTTGCAACGTAATAAATAAAATGTGAGCTCCTTCGGGAGCTCACGACTAAGGAGAAAATTATGGGTACATATCCAGTGGATATAAAAACAGCTAACATTACGTCAGCTACAACTACTACAGTTAAAGAGGGAGCGACTAGAATTTTAGGACTTTCATGGGTTGTACCTACGAATGTTGCAGCAGGCACTATTACAGTCTATGATGATACGACAGTTGTATGGGTTGTGGATACAGCTGCTACAGATACCACGAGTCACAAAGCCGCTACGCATGGACATATAATGCTACCAGGAACAGGGATTAGATGTGGAACAAAACTAAAAGTTATTAATGCTTTAGTTTTCCCCATAACTGTTTACTATGGATAGGAGTCTAAATGGCAAATACCACATCGGGAACAGTAGTTTTTGATAAGACATATTATATAGACGATATCATAACTGATGCTTATGAACGTATCGGATTCGTAGGCGCAGCTGGAAATCAATTACGTTCAGCTAAAAGATCGTTAAATCTTATATTTCAAGAATGGGGAAATCGTGGACTTCACTATTGGGAAGTAGGAGATACGAATGTTGATCTAACTGAAGGTACACCAGAATACATTTTCTATAGAGCAACTGGAGACGGAACAAGTGCAACTACGATAGGAGGAACTACAGGAACGAGCACTTATGGATTGTCTGATATTACTCAGTGTGCTTACAGAACCAATAAAGGTTTAACAACTCAAGCAGATACCACGTTAGAAAAAATTGATAGATCTACTTATGCGGGGACTGCCAACAAATTAACTAAATCCACACCTTCTCAATTTTGGATTCAAAGATTTATTGATAAAGTTACCTTGACTCTTTATCCAACACCGAATTCAACAGCAGCCAGTAATTTCTTACATATTTATTTTACACAAAGAATTGAAGACGTAGGAGCTTTTACTAATGCAACAAATGTTCCTTATCGTTTTGCTCCTTGTATGACAGCAGGATTAGCTTTTTATTTAAGTCAAAAATTTTCCCCTCAAAGATCACAAGAGTTAAAATTATTTTATGAAGATGAGTTAGCTAGGGCGTTAACGGAGGACGGGTCGCCATCTAGTGCATATATAACTCCTAAAGCATATTACCCAGCAATCACATAATGGCAGTTTTTTCAAAAGGTAAATATTCATT